AGTCTGGAAACGCAGATCGCGCCTAATGACTTACTCGAACTTGATTCGAGAATGTTTAAGGCTTTATTACAGGCTATGAAAGATCGAAACAAGGAGATGAAAGATGCCAGTCGCAGTAAAGGGCGCAGTCGCACTTCGTAAATCCTTACGTCAATTCACACCTGATTTAGCCAAACAATTACCAAAAGAAATGGCGATAGCCCTGAAGCCCGTCGTTAAGGCGGCTCGGGGCTATGCGCCTTCTGAAAGTCAAACACTAAGCAATTGGAAACCTAGATTTTTTAACGAAGGTCGATTCCCTACTTATAACGCTTCTTTGGTTAAACGTGGCATTGGTTACAAAACATCACCATCAAAGCCAGATCGCCGAGGTTTTAGATCACTAGCTCGTTTGTTTAACAAAAGTGCCGCTGGTGCAATATATGAAATCGCAGGTCGAATTAATCCTGATAGTGTTTTTGTTAAAAACATTAAAGGAAAATATGGTTCTGTCATGAAAGGCAGAAATGAAATGGAAGGCCGCGTTCTTTATCGCGCTTATGAAGAAGATCGTGGCAAAGCTCAAGATGGCGTAATCAAAGCCATTGAAAAGGTAACCGCCAAACTTAACAAGAGAGCATCGGTGCGTGGATAATGGCCAATGTAATTATTGATGTCGCTGCTGAATTTACTGGAAAAAAGGCTTTCAAAGATGCTGGCAATGCAACATCTTCACTTGAAAAAAGTGTTAAAACTTTAGGCAAAACTATTGGTATTACATTTAGTGCCAAGGCCATTTACGATTTTAGCAAAGCTTCTGTTAAGGCATTTGCTGAGGACGATCGAGCTATTAGAGTTTTACAAGTAAACCTTAAAAACTTAGGATTAGCTTATCAATCTACTAACGCCGATAACTTTATTGCAAAAATGGAAAAGCAAGCGAATATATCGGATAGTCTTTTAAGACCAGCCTATGCTCAACTTGCCAAAGTAACTTTATCAACTACTAAAACTCAAGATTTAATGGCTTTGGCTTTTGATGTATCAGTTGCTAATGGTCTTGATTTTGCCTCAACAGTTGATATTCTTTCAAACGCTTATGTAGGAAATTATAAGGGATTAAAACAATTATATACTGGTTTAACTCAGGCTCAACTTGCCTCTAAATCTTTTGAAGAAATTCAAGCAATTCTAACAAAGCAAAGCAAAGGTGCTGGCAAAGCTTCTTTAGATACTTATGCTTCATCTGTTGATAAGTTGAGCATTGCGGCTGATAATGCCAAAGAATCAATTGGAAAAGGTTTAGTTGATCTTTTTGCTGGTCTTGCAGGTAATGGCGATATAGATCAAGCAACAGCAAACATTGACACTTTTTCTAAAGCATTAGGTCAAATGCTTTCAGATGCTTCCAAATATGGTGCTTTGGATTGGTTAAGCGCATTAGTAACTGGAAATGTGACAGAAGGAACAGCTCAAAAGTTAGTTAAAAAACCTTCAGCTCGTAGATTCTTTACTGGTGGTTCTGGCGTATCAAGTGAACTATTAGCAGCAAGAAAAGCCGCTGCGGCTGAAGCCGCTAGAATAAAAGCCATAAAAGCCGCAGCCGCAGCAAAAATAGCAGCTGATAAAAAAGCAGCTGCTCAAGATCTTGCTCTTAAAAAAGCAAACTCCGCATTTGATCTTCAGAGCATTCAAATTGCTGCTGCTCTAAAGAATACTTATGACAAAGACGAACGCCTGCGCCTATTGGCTTTACAGGAGATTGAAAATGGCAATGGCGAAGCTGCGCTGAAGTATATCGAGCAGTTAAATCTACTTACCAAAGAACAGCAAACAAACAAACTTAATGGCATTAAAGGCATCACTGAGACTGAATTAAGTTCTATCAATACTATATTGATGAGAGATCTTGAAGCCATCCGCACTAGCAAGATGTCCGAAGAAGACAAGGCTAATGCTCGCAATCAAGCCTATGCTAAATACAATGCCGCTATTTCAGAATCTGGTGGATTAGCAGAAGCCAATTTCTACACTGAAAAGACTCAGGCTCAATTACTAGCTATTGCCAAGATTGCTGCCTTAGATGATGTATCTAACGCGCAAACAACATTATTAAACATAGCCAAAATTGATCAACTAGATGTTATTAAAATTGTTAAAGATGCTCAGGCTTCAGCCGATGCCCAGAAATATGCAGCTCTACAAGGTTATATCAATCTTCTTAAATCCATCCCACAAATTCCATCCTTGGTTCAAGCACCAAGCATAGGATCTGGCGGAACGATATCTGACAATGGCATGGGTGGCAATTACACAGGCGACTTTACTGATTATTTGCCAGCCAATCCTCGACAAACAGCTTTCAGTCCTGCTCAGCCAATACAACCAATCAATATAACTGTTGCTGGTTCAGTATTAAATGGCCAAGAATTCACTCAGATAGTCAATGAAGCACTACTTAATGCTCAACGCACAGGTTATTCTCAAGCAGTGGCAGGAGCGATACCAACGCCATGACCTTGCCAGTAATTAACGCAATCATCAACTTTTCAACTGGTGCTGGCTTTGCCTCGCCTATGATTCTTGATGCGGGTATTCTCGGCGTTAATGCTTTGGCTGATAGCACAGCAGTCGTAGTCGATGTGTCAGATGTAGTTGATTCAATTAAGACCGTTCGCGGTCGATCTGCCAATGCGGATAACTTCCAGACAGGCAATATGAGCCTTCGCATTATCGATCAAAATGGTTATTTTAACCCAATGAACCCAGCAAGTCCTTATTACAACCTTTTGACTCCAATGCGTAAAGTCCAGATTACAGCCACTTATGGCACTCAGACTTATCCAATCTTTGCTGGCTACATAACGTCATATTCGACCACTACGCCTAAGGATGTCGGTGATGTGGTTTATACTACGATCACCGCTGTTGATGGCTTTAGATTGGCTTACAATGCCCAAATCAGCACTGTGGCAACTACTCCAGCTGGTCAAACTACTGGCACACGCATTGGCAAATTGCTTGATGCTATTGGTTGGCCTGCATCTCAAAGGGATATTGATACTGGACAAACCACAGTGCAGGCAGACCCAGGTACAGCTCGTACTGGCTTAGCAGCTCTTCAAACAATCGAGAGTACCGAATATGGTGCTTTATACATGGATGCGCTGGGCAATTTTGTATTCCAAGATCGTAATTTGACTTCATCCAGCGTGGCAGGTACACCAACGGTATTTAATGATAATGGCACTGGGATTTCATATAACAATGCCCTTTGGAAATTAGACGATACGTTGGTATTCAATAAGGCCACCGTTAGTCGAGTTGGTGGCACTCCACAGGTAGCCAGTAACCAGGCTTCAATCGATAAGTATTTCTTACATTCTTACAATGAGCAAAATCTTATGATGGAGACCGATGCCGAAGCTCTAAACAACGCTTTGGCTTATGTGGCTTCCCGTCAAGATACATCAATTCGATGTGATGCCATTACCCTAGACCTTTACACTGACAATTATGATGCTGGCATTGTTGCTGCTTTGAATCTTGATTATTTCGATCCAGTAACAGTTACAACCACACAACCAGGTTCATCAACCCTAACTAAGACTTTGCAGGTATTTGGCGTTTCTCATGATATTAAACCAAATGCCTGGAAAACCACATTAACCACCCTGGAACCCATCATCGATTCGTTCATTATTGGAACAAATTATGGGATACTAGGCACTAACATACTTTCATACTAAGGAGAACAAATGGCCACAGGATTTCCAGCAGCAACTGGTGATGTGATGACCGCTGCAATGTTTAACGGACTTGTGGCTTTTACATTAAACGCTCAGACAGGTACAACCTACACTTCAGTAATTGGCGACAGTTATCAGACTCTGGTAACAATGTCTAATGCTTCTGCTAACGCTTTTAAAATCCCTACTAATGCTTCAGTAGCTCACCCAGTTGGCACAGTGATTACAGTGATGAATATTGGTGCTGGCACTTGTACAATTTCAGCTGTTACAAGCGGAACAACAACAGTTCTTTCAGCAGGCACAACAGCCGCTGCCCCTACACTTGGGCAGTATAAATCAGCAGCTTGTATTAAAACAGGTACAGATGCTTGGTATGTAGTGGGTGCGATAGCCTAATGCTCAACACAATCATTGGCTCATTAAATGCGGCTGGCAAGCCAACAGTCTCTGGTGGTACTTTAACGAGCGATGCAACTTATTATTATCGCGCATTTACTGCCAGCGGAACATTTGGTGTGACTGGTGGAACTCTTAGCTGCGATGTCTTAATTGCAGCAGGTGGTGGCTCAGGTGGCGCTGGTGGTGGCGGCGGTGCTGGTGGTGTTTTAGGTTTCTCTGCACAAAGTATTTCATCTAACCAAACAGTGACAGTTGGTGCTGGTGGTGCTATTGCCGCTGCTAATGGATCTAACACAGTATTTGGATCATTAACTACTGCTGTGGGTGGCGGCGGCGGCGGTGCTGCCAACGGAAGTAATGGCAGCAATGGTGGCTCAGGTGGTGGTGGAGCATTTAGCACCAGCGGTTCAACAACGGGCGGCACAGGAACTTCGGGTCAAGGTTTTGCTGGTGGAACAAACAGCGGTCTTTCAGCATCTGCTGGTTACCCTGGCGGCGGTGGCGGCGGTGCTGGTGCAGTAGGGCAAAATGCTGTCAGTTATTCTCAAGCTGGTGCTGGTGGTGCTGGTACGACATCGGTAACAAACTGGGGCGCGCTTACTGCCGCTCTATCAGCTACTGGTTTAGGTGTTTCAAACTTTATTGCTGGTGGCGGTGGTGGTGGTATGGGTAACGCACCATCAGGCGGAGCAGGCGGTTCAGGCGGCGGCGGTGCTGGTGGTGTAGGTGGCGGTTCACCTGTTTCAGCAGTAAATGGAACTGCTAACACTGGTTCAGGTGGTGGCGGTGGTGGACTTGCTGGAGCACTTGGCGGTTCAGGTTTAGTCATAGTTCGTTATCTGAAATCGGCGGTTTAATATGAGTCATTGGGCAGAAGTAAATGAAACTGGTTTAGTGCTTCGGGTTCTTGTTGGTGACAATAACGAACCAGATGAAGGTCAAGCTTTTATGGAATCATTAGGCGGAACATGGGTTAAAACCAGTTACAACGGAAATATCCGCAAAAACTATGCTGGCATTGGTTATACCTATCATTCAAATCTAGATGCTTTTATCGCACCTAAATGCCATGACGAAGCAACATTAAATTTAGATAATTGTCGATGGGAGTGTTCAAACGATGTCCACAAAGTACCGACTGTCTAAATGCGCAGTCCAACTTCGTGAACAGATCGACGACACCTTCGGAGATCGAGATCGAACTTCTGATGGTTGGATCGGCGATACT